TGGAATGTGGATAGTTGGGTCTGTAACGTTATCCACAAAGCTTTTAGCAACAGTTACGTCACCTGCAATAGGATTTGCGTTTTTAGCATTAAGAATAAAAGTAGTTCCTAGGTCGGCAAGGACCTTTCCAATCATAAAGTTACCAGCAGATGCAATAGTGTCTAGCAGTCCTTTTCCAAACGCAAGGTTATCCGTTCCGATATCTACACCAGCGATGTTAAGGTTAGCCGCTGAGAGAATGTCTAAAGCTGTTTTAATACCTTCGTTACCAAGCATAAAGCCAGCTGAACCTTGTTCAGAGAACTGACCAAGCAGTTGAGCGCTAGCTGCATTTTTACTATTCATGCTTAATACTGCTGCTGTGTTTCCACCAAGAGCTGAAACACCTTCTTGTGAAATCGCCCCACCACCTTGAGCTTTATAAATAAGCCCATTCATAACGGTGTTGCGTAGCATAGGGTCAGAGCCAAAGAACTTTGAAAGCATTGAGTCAAGTGAGTTACCTGGTTGCAAACCAATCTTTACCATTTCTAATGTAACGCCATCTTTACCTGTAGCACGTTTGTAATCAGACGTAATCTTGTCCCAAACTTGGTCAATTACTTTGTCAATTGGAACCATGTTTCCTTGGTCATCGCGTAGTTGAATGCCAATACCTTTAAGCATGTTAACGCTGCTGCCTTGTTGCATAAGACCTGCTACACGAGTAGTTCCCTCAAGACCTTGACCAGGAACTAAGTTAGATACGTTAGCAATTCCCATCATGTTTTGATTGAAGTTCTTTGCTCCAGTAAGACCATAGTCTTGAGCAGCAACCATGGCTTGCATAGCGTCCATGGCGGGATTAGCTCCAGAGGTAACACCTCTAGACGCTAATGAGGTTTGCATACCCATCATGTTTTGAGCAGAACCAGCTCCTCCGCCAGCAAAATAAGAAGCTCTTTGCATAAGCAATTGAGATTCAACCATGTCTGATACTGAGTACATGGAGTTGTTAATTACAGAACCTGCGTATAAAGAACCCGCTAACACGTTTTCTTTAAGAAATGACTTTAAGTTGGAACCTGAGCCGCCTGGGGCTGCTCCACTATAACTAGTAGAGGAATTACCGCCGCCGCCATTTGAAGGCCCTGGTGCAACTTGGTTTCCACCAAAGTTACCACCTCCTCCGCCAACCATAGCTCCACCGCCACCTGTTTGAGTTGCAGGAGCATTTGGGTTATAGAGGGCTGGCACGTTATGAAACTCTGGGTTAGGCGCAACTTGGTTACCGCGAACAGCAACTTCTTTACCACTAGAAGATTTAGACATACCGTCTTTAGCACCGTTAAGGGTTTGAACCCAACTGCTAGTCTCTTGTTTTAATAGAGACATCTCCTGGCGCATTCCAGCAATGCCGCTTTTAAGGTCGGTAATAACAGCGCTAGTCTTAGAACCGCCCATGTTTAGGCCGTTCTTACTATCGCTGCCGCCTGAAGATGTAGCCATTACCTAACCTTTCTTTGTGCTCTTTCAATCCAGTTACGCCGTTCTCTAACAGAAAGCGTTTTAATATCTGTCAAGGTCCAACCCATAAAGGTTCTACTTAACATTTCGTATTCGTCTAAAAGCTGTTCGTAGCTACCAGATTCATACGCGAAACAAATCAAGCAAGCTCAGCGGTAGAGGCATATCCTCACCACATGCCTTGCATGGCTTCTTCACCTCCCCAAGGCGTGGGCCTGGGTTACGTGTAACAATCTCGTCTACAATCTTGCTGCGTTCAGCCATACCCAAAGATAAAGCTGTTCCTGCGCCAATTGATGTAGCGCCATTAAGAGAAATGATGCAACCAGAGAGAAGAATTGTGTTTACTTCTGCAGTAGTTTTGTCTATGTTATCCATCAACTTACGTTGTACAACACCATTAGGCAAAGCCACACGTACGGTTCCCTTTTTGGTTTCCATATCCCATACACGGTCTTGAAGTGGGTTGTCCAGTGTTTTAACTGGCACATCCTCATCTAAATTAACCGTAACGTCTTGCCCTTCATTGCAGTTACTGCATAAAGCACGCAAGTTAATGGTTGACCCAAATGTAACGCGGCGGATTCCTAAGAGGATAGCGTCGCGGTCTCCTGATAACAGGGTGTCTAAGTCGTCCTTAGTTACATCCGCTCCACCTAGTTTTAATAGGCCTCGTTGTAGTAACGCATGAAGTGACTTAGCTGTGGAGCCTGACTTAGAGATTGCCTCTTCGTCTGCTCCGTCAAGTTCTTTAACCTCAGCTTTAGTGACGACTTCCCCTGACGAGTTAATAAACCCGCCAGGGAGTCGCACCTCTGAGTCGGAAGGGGCTTTGGTAGCGATTATCTTTGCTGGTTCTTCCATTGCTTTTGCAGCGTATTGTGCTACAAGTTCTGCATCCGTAATAATGTTACTCATTATGCTCCTTTAGTTTATTACGCTAGGCCTGTACGACCTGAGATTGTGTATCCGTCTGTACCACTAGTAAAGAATACAGATAGACCTTCGTGAACCAAGTTGATTGACTCAAACAGGATTGCTCCGTCGTTTGCGTTTAGGTCTGTATAGCTTAGCTGTGTAATCCAAGCGTTACGGATGTCAAAGCCCATACGTGGGATGTTCTTGTCCGCTGAGTTTGGGTGGTCCATAACCCATAGCTTGATGTTGCAACGGTAGCCTTTGTTGTTTGCGGCTCCCGCTGAGATTCCGTCTCCTGCAGCTGCAGCAAACAGTCCGCGCATCCAAGTAATAGCTTGGTCATTTCCATAAAGCACACCACGTTGCATTGTGATTGGGCTGAATGTTGTCATGCCAGGTACTTGGTGAACTGTGGTGTTGTAGCCACCTTCACGGTATTGAATAGATTGTGTAGTGATGTTCAGTCCTGAAATAGAAGTGAACCCGCCTACAAACCCTGTTGATAGGGAATTTGTAGACGCCCTAGCACTAGCGGTAGTTGTGATTTTAGAATCAAACACACCACCGTCAGTACCTGGGTCGCTAAACTCAGCAATGAACCGAAACGAGCGTAGCGGGTCAGTTGCTAGGGATGAAAAGCGCGTAATAGCGCTGTCATTAGTTGCCATTGTTTATTATCTCCTTACGCCACAGTAACGGTGGTGCCACCGTCAAACTGACCGATTTTAATTACTACAAACTCCGCTGGACGCTGTAGAGCTACGCCTATTTCTAGGTGAACCTCTCCGTTGTCAATCGTTGCTTGAGTATTAGTTGTGCTATCGCACTTTACAAAGAATGCCTGTGATGGCGTATTACCACGTAGGCCTCCTTGTGACCAGAACTGAGTCAAGAAACCTGAAACAGTTGAGGTTAGTCGGCGCCATAGGGCACCGTCGTTTGGCTCAAAAACCGCATATTCTGTCAAGTCCTTAAGAGCCTTTTCTAGATAAATAAGAGTACGACGTGTTGGTACATAACGGTCGATGTAAGTAGACTTAAGAGTGCGAGCTCCCATAACTACAATTCCAGAACCAGGAACGTACTTGATTGCGTTAGCTGGTACTGTTGATGAGTTAAGAGAGTCTAGTTCAGCGTTTGTAAGTGTGGTTACAGAAACCGCATTTGAGATACGGGTTTGCAATCCTGCTGGAGCTTTAAATACTCCGCGTGATGCGTCTGTCGACACAAACAAACCAGCAACTGCTCCACCAGCTCCTACTGAACGTGTAGAGCCTGTAGCAGCTCCAACGCCAAGAGTTGGGTCTGGGATAGTCAACTGTGGGTAATAAACAGCAGCGTATGAAGACTGTGTATAAGTACCGTTTGTATAAAGCTGTGTATTAGCTGTAACAACGTCACCTACTGGAAGTGAAGTTCCGTCAATAATAACAAAGACGTCTCCGCGTGCTTCTGCATATGCAATTGCTGCATTAACAGATGTTGCATCTGTGAAGCCAGGAAGGTTCAAAAGAAGAGATGCTTTGATAGTATCAAAGTAACCTAGGTGTGTGCTTGTGATTGCGGTTACTGCGCTTCCATTAGTACCGCCAGTAAGTGAGCCAGAAGCTACAGCTACGGTTGAAGGGTTGCGGTTATTACCTGTTGTAGCTGAACCAGCATCGGCTGCGTTTACATACAAAGAGCTGGCGTTGATTACTGAAGGTGCGTAACGAGAGTTGCTTACGTTCATTGAGAGGTCTGTAAACTT